GGACATTAGTACGGATGAACCAAGCATCGGTATCCGTAAGATAGTGGTTGGTAACAATCTTCGGAATGGAGCCCAGAGTTTTGATAGCATTCAAATCATTGTCAGCAGTGCCAACACGACCATCGGTGCCCAGAATACGTTTTGCTTCAAACATCAGTTGACGGGGAATGATGAGCGATTCAGGACGAACAGCAATCAGCAAACCAGCATCATTGGTGAAACCAGCAATGTCAATACATGCCTGCTCAAGAGCGGCTTCGGACAAGTCAGAGGCAGTAGAGATGATGTTGGACCATGTACCACCCTTCAGGTTGACGTGAGATGCTGAAACCATCACAACGCCATCACCACCAGTGTAGCCAGCTGTGAAAGCACGGTTGTACACATTAGCAGCAATGACTTCCTTAGTCTGACGCATAGAGAAAGCCAAGCCTTGAGCTTTGCGCTGACCCACCACATCATACTGGTCGTCTTCCATCATCTCACGAGTAATCACAAAGCCAAGTGCAAACACGGCGTGTTGATAACGAGTGATGAAAGCTTGACGCTCACTATCATACGAAATTGCAGAACCTTCTGGCTTGTTTACAGCAAGACCAAAAGAACTAATACCCACGTCTTCTTCAAACGCTTTGCTGGAGGTATGCTTGTCAAAAAGCTTGTCATACTCGGTTTCATACTCTGCATACGATTTACCGTACCAAGCATTGACACCGGGCCACAAGGCCTTGGCAAAAGAGCCACTATTGATAATAGACATATCAGTCTTCCTTTCTTAAAAATTAGACGCCGGTCGTGCCGAGCGAACCATACAACGAACTATTCAGCGTCACATAATAGCTGAAATAGGTGTCGCCGGGAACGTTATCAGGACGAGACGGAAAGCCCACAATTTTGAGGGGAAGAGTGGAAGTCGTAGCCAAGCCAGTGCTGTCGAGCTGCATACCAGAAGCACCAGAAGTGGCGTTACCAGCCGTAGTCGTGAACTGACCATTTTGACCCACATTGGCGGTGATTGTCGCGGCTGCGACGGAAGTCCCTGCATACTGAACTTCATACACCAATTGAGGATCATCAGCAACAAGCACATAACGGTTCGTAGATGCCCGACGATATACCGGAGTATTCAGATCAGACACGGGAGGAACGTTAGTAACTTCATTACCAACACCAGAAAACACAATACCTACCACCACACCGACTGGGATGTCAGTTGCGCCACAGCGGGTAACCGTAGGAGCGCCAGAAGCTGCACGAGCATCTCCAGCAATCTTTACGGCATCGCCGACCATGACCACAGTAGAATCACCGGAATCCATAAAATACAAATTGGCTTTGCCCGAATAGGGCGCACCAGAAATAGTTTTAACAGGACGGAACCCGTTAATACGCGAAACACTTGCCATTAGTTATTCTCCAATTAAGCAAAGAAATAATATTCCTAATGGCACAAATTGGATTAACTTCGAGTAATTTCGAGTTTACCATAAGTACCATCAAGAGCTTTAGCTTTGGTGGAGTTTTCCAGTTCATCGACACGGAGCTGTTTAGCTGCTTGGTCTTCTTCATACCATTCTTTTTTGATACGAACGACAAACGCTTTTTGCCCTTGGCCGACAGAGACTTGACTCAGAGAACCCTCTGAAGAAGCCTTGTTAACTTTTTTATCCCCCACCTTCACGGAATCATCTTTCACCAGCTCATAGCCAGCTTCCATAAATTCCTGTACCCTGTCTCCAGAGTCATTAATAATTCTATATACGTAGTTGGGGTCTTTCCCAGCCACTGTCAACACGTTACGAGTACCGATAGGAGTACGTTTAACGCGGCTCTCTGGAGCTTTTGCGATTGCTTCTTTAATGTCACTCATAATTACTCTCCTCTTACGGATTTTAGGTCTTTGATGTACTCAGCCTCAGTCATTACACCAGACCGTACAAACCGTTGCATCACTCGACGCTCATCATCAGAAAGAACAAACGATCCGCCTGTTTTTCCACCTTTGTTAGAACTACCCTCTACAGCACCGGGCTTGTCTCTATTGACATTACGGAACTTGTTGGGGAACACTTCTTTAACCTGTTTCTCAATCTCTTTGAGAACCATATCTGGGCGCATACCAGCGGCTGCAAGATTGCGACCGATGCCATCTGCCCATGTCTGCATGTTGGTATCATTCTTGTACCAAGTGTTGCGAGCTGTCCACGCTACAAACTCTGGTGCGGGTTCGGGGGAACTTTGTTCCTCCTGCACATTGGTTTGTTTAAGCTTGGTTTGCTCGTCTCGGACCAAATCAATTTGGTCATCAATACGCACAACTGTAGCAGCATCTCCTTCTTCCAAAGCTGTTTGCTTTTGGTCTTTGAGACTTTGCAATGCACGGGCATATTCTGTCTCTCGTACAGAATTGTGATGACGCTTCATGTCATCTAAGGCACGTTTCAGTTCTTTAATGTTGCGATTTTGATCGTCAATCTTATGGAAGAGCTCTCCCCTATCTAGGAACTCTTTAGCGGGACGCCATTGACTTTTGTCGCCTTCCCACTCTTCTTCTGGAACCCATCCAGAATCCATAGCCCGCTGTTCAATTTCAGTGGGCTCCTTTTTCTCTACTGGTTGTTCTGTAACAACCTTAATTTCTTCGTCAGCCATCTAAAGCTCCTTATTCTTCGTGAAACACACAAATGACATCCTCGTCATTCAGTGCAACAAACTCTTCTTGGGTAGCAGGGTCGGTAATAAATTTACCAGAAAACCTTGCATATGCGATTTTATCGCCAACCGTAATGGGTGGCTCAGTACCAAAATCTCGAAAAGCTGTGGAACCAATTGCAACTACAGTTCCTGTATCCACACCAGCTTGGGCGCGTTTACGATCTTCTGTTTCTGCAAGCTGGAGACCTAGCTTCCGCATTCGTACATAATCGACAGAGGTTTCCTCTAGGAGGTCCTGTTTAATGAGGATTCGGTGGAGAACAATTTTAATCATTCTACTTCCTCCTGCTCATCATACTCAATATTAACCATATCCTTGTAGGCCTTGATTGCCCCGACATACTCACGGTCCTGAACGGGGTTCGCCCCTGCTTGTTCGCTCAAGATTTCTTGTATATCCAAGATACGCTGGTGTAGTTGACTGAAAACGATTTGCGTTACCGGGTGTCGCTTCCAGTCTGTAAAGTCTGACTTGTTCACTTCTGAGTGTTTCCTTTAGCGGCTTGTTGTTTTTTAACGGCAGCCATTTCTCGGGTGTTGTTCATCTTTTGATTGTGTGCACCTTGTTTCTGCACGATGTCTTGGATGAATTTGGCCTTTTCCTGCGCTGTCCGCATGTTTTCTGTATGTGTAGCAACAGCCAATTGCACACTAGCTAACATCTCTTTATGTCGTGCTTCTTGATCAGCAGCCTGAGCTTCCATGGCTTGCTGGAACTGTTGGTCTCTAGCCGCCAGTTCTGATTTGAAGGACATTTCTTGTTGTTTGATTTGGCTTGCTTGACCCATTGCTTGAATCTTCGCTTGACTTTCGAGAAGCTTGGGATCAGGCTGAGGTTCAGGCATTTGCCCTGTTTGTGCAACGTCTTGTCGCAGAAGTTCTTGGTAGTTGGGCTGCTCTTGAGCTTCAAGAACACGCAAACCAACCTTAAGGGGGTCCAGAATGCCTAGAGGCAAGAGCTCCATCAGGCCTTGAGCCTTAAGCAGCTTCTCTGTCTGAGACACCGCTGTTGGATCGGCACCCGGATAGATATTATGACTAGACATTTTAAAGTCGTCTGGACCAACTTCCATATCCACAACATCCACATAAGTTTGTGGGTTGAGATAAAGCTCGTTGAGCCTAGCCAGTTTCTTGAATTCTTCTGATAAGCTGCGGTAGATTCGCTTGTAAACAGCAGTGAACACTTTCATACCTTGTTCCACTGTAGCCATGGTTGTCGTGGCAGGCGTGTTTTGACCCGGCATCTTACCAGTGAAAATCTCAGCAATAGATGCAAGTTCTTTACCAGAGGTAATCAAGCTGCCCATAAGCTGAAACAAAACATTGGAAGGTTCTTTGCTAGGCATAGGAACAATTTGTTTCTTGAGGTCGTCTCCAGTGGAATTAACCACCTTCCATTCACCCGGCTGAAACCGCGTCTCTCCCATACGCAAGCGCAAGCCTTTACCAAGGAAACCACTCTGCAAGTTGTTCAGTGTACCCGCATCCACCAGTTGATTGATTAGGGTGTTAACGCTCTCGTTAATAGGACCAAGCAGAACACCAAAGCCAATATCATAGAAGCTACCGTCAGGGTTTGGAATAAACCCGAATTTCGTATAATACTGAATTGGGTCAATCTTTTTGATTTTTCCCTCTTCATCCAGTTTAATAGTTGTGTCATCAAACCTCGCAGCAATCCGCAGAACAGTGTGACTCTCTTTATGGAAAGTTACAATGTAAGGCTCTTTGTAGCCATCGTCATCAAGGTCTAGAAAGGTGTGTTGCTCAATGATTGTGTAAGGTGTGGTGCTGTCTACTGATGGAGGGGAAACCTTCTTCTCTCCTACGCCCGTGGACATATCTGGCTGTGGGGCAGAACCCAAGTCAGTGTCTAGCCACATACCTGTCTGTTGGCGTTCTTTAACCTTACGAGGAGAAACCTCCAAGATTTCAGAAATGCGTTCAGAATCACGCAGGGTTTTGGTCCAGTAATTCACCACAAGATTCTTTGGCATAATGATGGAAGAGCAATTACGCTCATTCAACCCATCCCAATACGTCTTTTTAAACATAGTGCCAACAATAGGCAACATGATGAGAAGTTTGTCCATTTCCTCTTCCCAGCCATCCATTTCCTGTAGGAGCTGGTAGGACATGTAAGTAGAAACAGCTTCTGCTACTTTGCTTTTAGCACCATCCGGGTCCTTACCAATTGCCTTAGCCTTAACCACCTTGCCATCAGAAGGGAGTAGGCTAGGATAAGCACGAGCAGCAAACTGGAGGGCAGCAGTAGACAGAATTGGATATTTAATATTAGAAGCTTTAGGCCATGGCCAAGTTTTTGGCTCCACTGCCTGACGAGCAAGTTTAGTCCACTCATCAACATTCTTTTCCCAATCCTTCCGGGATTCTAAATCGAGTTCAAATCCCGTAAAAGCCTCTGCCCCAATGTCTCGAAGCTGTTGACGACCCTTCTCATCTTTATTCAGATGTTCTGCAATGTTAACGCTCTCCAACATAGCTGCCAGAGGCTTCTCTTCTTGTTCATCCATTTAATATCCAGTAGTTGAGTTGCGCCCTTGGTGGGTCAGTTCTGAGCCTTCTAGAGACTCGGCATATTCATCCTCTTCTGCCTCCTCTTTAGTAGGAGCTTCCAGAAGATTGTCAAGCATAAGTCCTAAATAGGCAAAGGCGTCCACTTGGTCATCATGTTTTCCCCGAGGGAACGACAAACATTCATTCTCAAAGATGGGATACCAGTCCCCTTCCTTGTCAAACTTAAGACCATGGGCACGTGTACGAGCTTGAATACTACGAGCCCGTGTTGTTTTATCTTTTCCGCCATGCTTTAAGAGCAGAAGGCTGATGAAGGTGTTGGTCTTGATCATCTCTTCACGAAGGAAGGGACCAATAGACTTAGAAACCTGCATATCCTCTACACCAAAAGCCACAGGGTCGTAGAGACGCTGTAGCGCAAGAAAGGTGTCAACGATTTCACGTCCATCCATCCGTTCCCGAATGACATTCTTGACGTGAATTATCTTTTCTTCATCCACTCCCGCTACAACAAACACAGAAAAGTCAGCTTTCTCTGTTTCAGAGATCGCTAGGTCAGCTGTGATGTAGTAATTTAGCCTCTTTTTCCTATCTTCTTCAGTGATGTGCTGAAAGTCTCCCCGTTTAAAGAAGGAAACGCTCTCATCAATGGGCTCGTTGAGGTATTCTTGGCTGTAAATGTCTGTAGTACCATCCTTGACAGCATCTTCGTACAGCATTTTGAAGTCTTCTTTGCTCTTTTTAGAAGGCCAGAGCAATTTGGAGAAGTCTGAGTTGTGTGCACGGTATTTAACCGCCTTCCACATCCCCTTGCGTTTGGTATATTGCTTAAGGTCCTCAAGCACCGTTTGCTTGTCTGAGGGGTTGGGCATTAAACGCTCTAGGAGGCTGTCAGCATGGAGGATGGTACCCACCATCCTAACAATGCCCGAATCACTCCTACAGGGCAGCAGAGCCCCTTTAAACCACCTTCGCATCTTCTCTCTACGTTCTTTGTTCATGACAAGCTCGTCATTCTCAAAGTCGTCAATCATAATGATGTCCGGGCGAGAACCATTCCAAATCAATCCACGAAGCTTCTGTTCCGCTCCCTTAGCAATTATTCGGAACCTATGTCCCCCCGTACATTCAACTATTATGTCCGTTTCTGTGTCTTTCACAAACTGGACAAGGTTTTTTTCATTCCTTTTAATTCCAAATAGGTCAATGAGCTCTTGGTTGTCTTGTAGCTCTTGTTTGAAAGTTCCTAGGAACAAGGCTGCCTGTGCTTCCGTATCGGAAACAAGCAACATAAATTTTCTTTCTTTGAACAGCAAAGTTGCAAGGCCATAGCCCAGCGTAACGGCTGTAGATTTAGCGTGTCCACGAGGTGCTGCCATCGCTACAAACCGATCAGGTCCGCAGCAGAGTTCCCAAAGCTCCTTGTGAAAGGGGGGAGAAGCAGCACGTCCATCAAAACGTGAGGACAGGACAGAACCTACAAAACCCTCAACTACTTCAGCAGTGAGGATCATGAACGTCCTAGAATAGGAAAGAGAAGGAGTTCATCTGAACTCATTTGCGCTTGCTTTCTCGCTTACTTGTCTGGCTCTTCATTGAGCCATCACTATTTCGAGCGAAACTTCTATTTTTAGCTACAGTAGTCACGCGACTATTTGCTTTTGTATTAGCACCCCCTTTTG